AATGGTACACGTCGGGACCACGGCAGCGTCTGCAACCGGGCGGAGCTATCGTCGTAGTCATGACTCGGTGGTCTAAAAAGGACCTAACCGGGCAAGTTTTGAAGGCTGCGGCCCAGCGCAGCGGCGAAGAGTGGGAAGTAATCGAATTTCCGGCAATTTTGCCCTCTGGAAATGCACTTTGGCCTGAGTTTTGGAGCATCCAAGAGCTAGAAGCCCTCCGTCAGGAGCTTCCAAACGGCAAATGGATGGCTCAGTACCAGCAAGAACCCACTTCTGACGTATCGGCCATCATAAAACGCGAGTGGTGGAGGGTCTGGGAGAAGGACAATCCGCCGTTTTGCAGCTATTTAATCCAGTCTTGGGATACCGCGTTCCTAAAGTCAGAACGGGCGGACTATTCGGCCTGTACTACGTGGGGAATCTTCGAGCATCCGGATGACACGGGGAAAAACCAGTCAAATATCATCCTACTTAACGCATTTAAACAGCGTATGGAGTTCCCCGAACTCAAAGAACGGGCGTTTGAGGAACATAAATTCTGGAACCCGGACAGTCTGATTGTCGAAGCCAAAGCCGCCGGTAGTCCCCTCATATTTGAGCTTCGTGCTATGGGTATTCCAGTGCAGGAGTACACCCCCTCCAGAGGAAACGACAAGATCGCCCGTCTAAACTCCGTGGCTGATATCTTCGCTTCGGGTCGGGTATGGGTGCCTAACACCCACTGGGCCGAGGAGTTGGTGGAGGAAGTGGCAAGTTTCCCGTCAGGCGAACACGATGACTTGGTAGACTCCATGACTCAAGCCCTGTTACGTTATCGGCAGGGTGGATTTCTACGTTTGGCTAGCGATGAGCCTGAACCGACGCAGTATTTCAAGCGTAAGCGCGAAGGCTATTACTAGGAGAATTTAAATGGCCGTCGATAAATCATTAATGCAGGCTCCGCTGGGTCTTGAGTCTTTGGCTCCTCCGGAACCAATTGAGATCATGATTGAAGATCCGGAAAGCGTAGCCATCGGTATCGATGGCATGGTCATCGAGATGGCAAAAGCCGAGCCTCGTGCAGAAGACTTCGATGCCAACCTCGCTGATTTCATGAACGAGAACGAGCTCCAGCTTCTCGCTTCCGAACTGATTGGTAACTACGAACAGGACTTGGCGTCCAGAAAAGACTGGCTCGATACATACGTCAAAGGCTTGAAGATTCTCGGTATCCGGTACGAGGAGCGTACAGAGCCGTGGCCGGGTGCGTGCGGTGTGTTTCACCCGCTCTTGATGGAGAGCGCGGTCAAGTTCCAATCTGAAACGATTATCGAGACTTTTCCTGCGATGGGTCCGGTCAAGACAAAGATCGTTGGCAAAGAGACCCCGGAGAAAAAAGACGCAGCTATTCGTGTTGCTGACGACATGAATTACCAGTTGACCGAGGTGATGAAAGAGTATCGCCCGGAGCATGAGCGGCTTCTCCTCAGTCTCGCCCTTGCGGGTAATGCGTTCAAGAAAGTGTACTTCGATCCTTCGATGGACCGTCAAACAGCGGTCTATATCCCGGCTGAAGATATCGTGGTGCCGTACGGCGCGGCTAACCTAGAGACATCAGACCGTGTTACGCACCGGATGCGTAAGACTAAAAATGAATTGAAGAAACTTCAGTATGCAGGGTTTTACCGTGATGTAGATCTCGGTGAGCCGATGCGAGTGATGGACGAGGTTGAGAAGCAGAAGGCAGAGGATCAAGGGTTCTCAGCGAGTATGGACGACAGGTTCCAGCTCCTTGAGATGCACGTTAACATCGACTTGCCGGGATACCCCGACGTTGATAAAGACAACCATGAGACTGGGATAGCACTTCCATACGTAGTAACCATCGAGAAAGGCACCGGAACAGTTCTCGCCATTCGGCGTAACTGGAGGGAAGATGACAAACTCAAAGCGCGAAGACAGCATTTCGTACACTACGGATATATACCGGGATTTGGATTTTACTACTTCGGTCTCATCCACCTCATTGGGGGGCACAGTAAGGCGGCCACCTCGCTCCTTCGTCAACTCATTGACGCCGGAACCTTGTCTAACTTACCGGGAGGTCTCAAATCTAGAGGACTCCGCATTAAGGGAGACGATACTCCCATTGCTCCGGGTGAGTTCCGAGACGTAGATATTCCGTCAGGCGCAATCCGCGACAACATCCTACCACTGCCATACAAAGAGCCTAGTCAGACTCTAGCGCAGTTGATGGACCGCGTGGTCGAGGAAGGACGCCGTTTTGCTGCGGTGTCGGACCTCAAGATCAGTGACATGTCCTCGCAGGCTCCGGTAGGTACTACGCTTGCCGTGTTGGAGCGTGTACTCAAGGTAATGACGGCGGTGCAGGCTCGCGTGTACTACGCGATGAAGCAGGAGTTCAAACTCCTCGCGGGAATTATTAGAGACAACACGCCGGACGAATACAGTTACGAGCCGGAGATTGGAGACCGTAGGGCAAAGAAAGCCGATTACGATGATGTAGATGTCATTCCGGTCAGTGATCCAAATGCGTCAACGATGTCGCAGAAGGTGGTGCAGTATCAAGCGGTACTCCAGCTCAGCCAGACCGCGCCACAGCTTTACGATTTACCGTATTTGCACCGTCAGATGATTGAAGTGCTGGGAGTTCGCAACGCCGATAAGATTGTGCCGTTGCCGGGAGATGCCGCTCCACGTGACCCCATCACTGAGAATATGGATGTCATGACGGGTAAACCGCTCAAAGCATTTATGTATCAGGATCACGAAGCCCATATCGCTACACATATGGCACTTGGGCAAGATCCGAAGATCGCTCAACTTATCGGACAAAATCCGATGGCCCAGCAGATCACTGCTGCACTTCAGGCGCATATCATGGAACACATGGCGTTCCAGTATCGCCGCGAGATCGAGAAGCAACTTGGCGCAGCGTTGCCACCGCTTCCGCAAGATGACCGAGAAGAATACGACCTGCCGCCTGAGTTCGAGGTGCAGTTGTCGCAACTGGCAGCAGCCGCTGCCGCACGAGTCCTCCAGAAGGATCAGGCCGAGGTTCAGATGCAGCAGGCCGCGCAGCAGGCACAAGACCCGCTCGTGCAGATGCAGATGATGGACCTCCAGATCAAGCAGCTTCAGGCGCAGACTAAAGCGCAACAGATGCAGATCGAAGGTCAGATTCAGCAGGCTGAGATTCAAAGAAAACAGCAGAAAGACATTATGGACGCCGCTGCCAAGGCAGACGAGTTGGAGCTTCGCAAAGCCGAAATTTCCGGTCGTCAACAGCTTGAAGCCGCACGACTTGGCGTCGATATTCAAAAGGACAAGGCTGCACTATCTGCGAAACAACAGATGGAAGGTGTACGTCTTGGACTTGAGATCGGCAAGGCTCGGGACGCCGCAGACATGCAGCGACAAGCTGCACAGCAAAACTCGGAGAAACCGCAACAGGAGGAGTAAATGGCTTACTCAAACGCTCTTGAATACCTTGAGACAAAACTCAAGGAAGAGCGCACGTTAATTGTGGAAAACCTAATTCAAGGCAAATTGAACGAAGGTGAGTACAAAAGGTTATGCGGGGCGTTACAAGGTCTCGACCTCGCCGTAAACCACATCAAAGACCTTGCAAAGAGGATAGATGAAGAATGAGTAGTATTGACATAGAGAAAACACAGGAAGAGGCCACAAAAGCCAAACTCCTGCCGGACCCCAAAGGATATCGAATCTTGTGCGCTGTGCCGCACGTAGATGAGGAGTTTGAAGGGGGCATCATCAAAGCAGATAACACCGTCCGAACTGAAGAGCAGACCACCGTGGTTCTGTTTGTCATCAAGATGGGCGACCTCTGCTACAAGGACAAGGACCGGTTTCCTACCGGCCCGTGGTGTAAGGAAGGCGATTTTGTTCTTACCCGTCCGTACTCGGGCACCCGCGTGGTTATCCACGGTCGGGAGTTCCGCATCATCAACGACGACACGGTAGAAGCGGTGGTCGATGACCCCCGTGGAATCCGTCGCGCATAAGGAGTAAATCATGGCTGTCGAACGTGAAGAGTTTCAATTTCCAGACGAAATTCCGCCAGAAAATACGGAAAAAGTGCAGGCAGAGCCTGAATTTGAGGTAAATGTCGATTCTGAACCTGAAGTTAAGGTAAAGATTAAAAGTGACGTTCCCAAGGCTGATCGGGGACGTAAACCGCTACCTAAAGAGGTAGTGGATGAATTAGAGAGTGATGATCTAGACGAATATTCCGAAAAGGTAAAACAACGCCTCTCCCAGATGAAAAAGGTTTGGCACGACGAGCGTCGAGCCAAGGAAGCCGCACACCGGGAAAAAGAAGAGGCGATTCGGTTCGCTCAAATGCGGGAACAGGAAATTCGTCAATTAAAACAAAGACTTGGCAATGGCGAGCGGGCGTATGTACAAGAAGTCACTAAAGCCGCTAATAATGAACTTACTGTTGCTAAGGAACGTTTAAAGCAGGCTTATGAGGCTGGGGATGCCGATAGGATTACCGAAGCCCAAGAAGCCCTAACAGAAGCTAAGTTTAAAATTAAACAGTACGAGAACTTCCGACCCTCTTTACAAGACGAAGAATCGGGAGTACAAGCAAACCAACAGTATCAAGTACCCCCGGCTCCTCAACCCACAATCGACCCGAAGGCCGAAGCGTGGAAAGAGAAAAATCCGTGGTTTGGTACAGACGAGGAGATGACCGCCCTCGCATTGGGACTGCACGAAAAATTGGTCCGGTCTGGAGTCGATCCGCGTAGCGACGATTATTACGACCGAGTAAACGCGACAATGAGGAAGCGGTTTCCAGAGGCATTTGAAGAAATTGAAAGTGTTGAGGAAAAGCCCACTCAAACGAGGGAGGCTGAAAAGCCCGCTCGCACTAAACCAGCAAACGTGGTTGCCCCAGTCACGCGAAGTACCGCGCCTCGTCAGGTCCGCCTGACGCCGACTCAAGTTGCACTGGCTAAAAAGCTCGGACTTAGCAACGAACAGTATGCAAGAGAGTTAATGAAACTGGAGAACGACAATGGCTGAAAACAGACTTACGCGTGAACTCGAAAATCGGGAATCCGCGCAGCGCGTGAAAACTTGGACCCCACCTCAGACGCTACCGGCACCAAATCCGCAGCCGGGTTGGGTCTTTCGATATATCCGGACCAGTATTATGGGTACCGCTGACCCATCGAATACCTCCGCAAAATTCCGTGAAGGTTGGGAGCCTGTAAAGGCTGAAGATCATCCGGAGTTGATGCATATGGCCGACCCGACTTCCAAATTTAAAGGGAATATCGAGATCGGCGGACTGTTGTTGTGTAAGGCACCGGAAGAGCTGATGAAGCAGCGTGATGAGTATTACGCCCAGCAAGCAAAGGCTCAAATCCAGTCCGTTGACAACAACTTCATGAGGCTGAACGACGAGCGGATGCCGCTGTTCAATGAACGCAAGTCCACAACCTCGTTTGGCAAGGGTAAATAACTTTTTCTTTTTGGAGTGATCAATGGCATATCCTACTGTTGACAAGCCGTATGGCTTGAAGCCGGTCAATTTGATCGGCGGGCAGGTGTTTGCCGGTTCAACTCGCCAGCGTCGTATTGCTTCTGGTGCTTCTAGCATTGGTTACGGCGACCCGGTGAAGTTTGACACGGATGGCACCGTTGTTGTTTG